ACAGGATGTAGAAGAGGATGCTGTATTTCCTCCTGCCCTAATTAACTCTGCTATTAACCGTATGCGTAAACCAGGTAACATACATTATGGTGCCCCAGGTCATCCCAAGGATGGTCAGTGGGTTCTTATTATGGGACTTGACCCTGCTATGGCTGGTAAGACTGCAGCAATTATGTACGCAGTAGAGCGTAATACTGGTGAACGTATGGTACTAGACGTGTTTAACATGTCAGATGTTACCCCACAGAAAATTCGCGCCTTGATCGAAGACTGGGTGCACCGATACAAACCGATGGAACTCCGTGTTGAGATTAACGCATTTCAGAAAGCCTTTGCACTTGATGAAGAACTTAGGCAGTGGCTTGCAAGTCGTGGCGTTCAATTCCGTGAACACTTTACTGGCAAAAATAAGTGGGACACAAACTTTGGAGTCGCGGGAATGGCTTCACTATTTGGATCATTACGAGACGGAAAGCCTGTTGGAGACAACCTCCTTACACTCCCAGATCAAATAAATGAACACGTTAAGGCTCTAGTTAATCAGTTAATTACTTGGAAGGCTGATACTAGAGGACCTACCGACTGTGTTATGGCACTATGGTTCTGCGAGATCAGAGCAAAAGAACTAATCATGCAAGGCTCTAACTTAGTTAGACATCAAAACAATAGGTTTGCAACTAGAAGGAACATGGCAATGCGTGGCGTTGTTAACCTTGACGAACTCGCTGCAGAACAAAGCATAATTTACATTTAGGAAAATTAAATGGCACTCTCGATTGAACAAGTTGCGGATAAGGTAGCATCGTTAGAACAACGATTCCTAGCCCGCGATCAACGTATGGCAGATATTACAGCCGTACGCCGTGGTGACATGGTATCAGTTTATCCTGACATGTTCCCAGAAGGCATGAGCAAGCCTATGATTGCCAACTTTGTTGATGTTGCTGCTCGCGACATTGCCGAAGTACTTGCTCCACTACCTTCAGTAAACTGTGCTACTGCAAACTCAAACTCAGATCGGGCTAAGAAGCAAGCCGATAAGCGTACAATGATTGCTAATCACTATCTTGAGTTTTCTTCTTTGCAGACTCAGATGTACACTGGTGCAGATTGGTTCTTAACGTATGGGTTCCTACCATTTGTAGTTGAACCAGACTTTGATGCAGAGTTACCTAGAATTCGTATTGAGAATCCACTAGGATCTTACCCAGAATTTGATCGTTATGGTCGCTGTGTGTCGTTTACAAAGCGTTACTTAAAAACCTTACGTGAGTTAATTAATGAGTTTCCAGAACATCAAGCCCGTATCGCTGGTCGCGATATAGATGATGTTAATCTTGATACTTTAATTGATCTTATTCGTTATGAAGATAAAGATCAAATTGTTCTTTACCTTCCTAAGAGACACAACCTAGTTCTTCAAAAGGCTAAGAATCCAGTTGGCAAGTTATCTGTTAAGGTTGCTCGCCGTCCTGGAATTGACATTGACGATCCACGTGGTCAGTTTGATGATGTTCTTTGGGCACAAATTGCTCGTGCTCGCTTTAGCCTACTGGCTATGGAAGCAGCAGAAAAATCTGTACAGGCTCCACTTGCAATTCCAATGGATGTTCAAGAACTTTCGTTTGGTCCAGATGCAGTACTTCGTTCACAGAACCCACAGTCTATTCGCCGTGTTGGTCTGGAACTTCCTATGGCTGCATTCCAGGAACAACAAATTCTTGAGCAAGAAATGCGTATGGGTTCTCGTTACCCTGAAGGAAGATCAGGTCAAATTGATGCGTCTATTATTACAGGTTCTGGAGTTCAAGCACTTCTTGGTGGCTTTGATACGCAGATAAAGGCAGGGCAACAAGTCCTTGCAGAAATACTTGAAGATGTAATTTCAGCATGTTTTGAAATGGAAGAGATGCTCTTCCCAGAGCAGAAGACAATGAGTGGTGTGTACCAAGGTGCACAGTACGAATTAACTTACAGTCCTACAAAAGATATTAATGGAGACTATAGCGTTCAAGTTCGCTATGGTCTTATGGCTGGACTTGATCCATCACGTGCATTAATCTTTAGCCTTCAGGCTCTTCAGGCAAAACTTATTTCTCGTGACTTTGTAATGCGTGAACTACCTTGGTCCATGAACGTTGCAGTAGAACAAGAACGTATTGACATTGAGTCAATGCGTGATTCTCTTACTGGATCACTAAATGCTCTTGCCCAAGCAATTCCACAAATGGCTGCTACAGGTGCAGATCCATCAGATATTATTTTTAAAATAGGCAAACTTATAGATTTGCGCAGGAATGGGACAGCAGTTGAAGATGCTGTTATGGAGATCTTCCAGAAGGAAGAAGTTGAAACTCCTGAGCCACTTGCGCAACCTGAAGGTGCTCCTGTAGCAGAGCCACCTGTAGAAGCGCAAGGGCAACCTAGTGCTCCAGGTACAGCCCCTGCGGGAGCACCTCAACCTCCTAGTGTAGAAGCAATACTTGCCCAAATGGGTGGAATGGGATAGTTATGACAACAATCGTTGCTGTTAGAAACAGTAAGGGTTTTGTCTTTGCGTCAGACTCTCAGGTTACCGATACTGAACGACCATACATGCATCCAAGTATGAAGAAGGTAGTTGCTGCTGGAGAGTATGTTATTGCTGGAGCAGGTAATGCTCGTTGCTGTGACGTAATTATGTTTGGGTGGGAACCACCCGTATACGATGGAACTGAACCATACACATTCATGGTGTATAAATTTATCCCAGAGATGCGCAAGCAACATGAAGATAGTGGTATTACACTTAAAGAAGATGAAGACTTTTCTTTTTTAATTGGATTTAAAAATAGAATATTTTATGTAGCATCAAACTACACAGTTCTTGAAAGTAATACAGGGCTATATGCAATGGGTACTGGGGGTAATTATGCTCTTGGTGCAATTGCGCAAGGCGCAACATTAAGAGAAGCAATTAACATTGCTAAAAAGTTTGACGTTAATACTGGTGGAAGAATTCAAATAATAGATAGGGGTTACTATGGCTAACGGACATGGTGGTCCACGTACCCCTAAAGATCCAAAAGCATTTTCAGGACAAGGTGCGCAATCTGAGCGTACTGATGGAGGACCAAGCATGAAGCCACAACCAATTCGACCAATGGCTGGCAATGGTGTTTATGGTGAACGCAAGGCTATGAATGAAATGCAAGCAGGTGCTCAAATGGCTGGAGATCCAATTCCAGCAGGACCACCAGTAACTGGACTCTTTGCAGAAACAACTATGCCCGATCAAGCGGTTACTGCAGGTAATCCACTAGGTGCAGGTGCAGGACCTGAAGCATTAAATCTTCCAAACACAACTCCAAGTTTAACTACTACTCTTCGACGTATTGCTCAGAATGATCCAACTGGTGAAGCAGAGTATGCACTAATGATGTTAAGTCAGCGAGGCATTTCCTAGTGGCTGTATTCGATCCGAAGTCTCTGGCTTCTGGTGTTTACAATCCTGTAGCAGCACCGAATCAGAATCTTAAACCAAGTACTTCAGTAGCGATGGCTTCGCCAGGTATCTATGCTGCCTCTATGAAGACTGGCTTAACAAGTGACGAGTCAACCATGATTGAAGGTTGGGCTGTAATTCACAATAAGCACAAAGAACTAATGAGTATGGGTAATGCTCAAGCAGATGCTGCTTATCAAAAACTTGATGAAAATACTCGTGGACTTCTTGACGCTTACTATGGTATAAACTATGCACGTAGACCAGAGGGTGGAATTTTTTCTACCGCTATGGGAAATAAAATTCTTGGTGGTCAGGGTAACGATGGATACTCTGTTGGAGATCTTGCTAAGAGTCCATTCCGTGCAGTACTTGCTGCAGGTGAAGGCTATGGTCGTGGAGTAAATGCACCTGGTCGTCAAATTCAATTAGCGGCTACTGGTCAAGAAGTTAAAATTAATGAATCTTTTAGCAATGAAGCAATTTTTAATCCTGAGTATACTCAGCCATTAATTGAAAAGTACGGTCCACAAAAATCTTTTGTTGCTACTAGTCTATTAAAGGGTATGACCCCTGGTGAGATTATTGAAGCATGGGGTCCTAACGATGCTGACATGCTTATGGCAGTTGGAGAAATCTTTGACGATGCTCCAGAGTTTCACTCTATGCTTAACGAGTTTGAACAGGCACAACTAAGCCCTGGTCGCACAATGGCTCATAAACAATTTCAGGATCTTAACATTAAGCCTGAAGACCATCCATGGTTGTGGAAAACATTTAGTGGTAGCGGAGACTTAGCGTATCAATTATTAATTGATCCAATGACTTACGCAACCTTTGGTCTAGGACCATTGGCTAGAATGGGAATTACAAAGTCTGGTAAAACTGCTCAGTTGCTTAAGGGTACACGTAGCGTAACAGAACACTTTGCTGATCCAAAAGTAAAAGAGTTTTGGACAGGATTTTCAAGTCAACTTTCAGAGTATGGCGATGCAGTAAAAGCCAAGGATACATCCAAGGCTGCAGAACTACGCATGAATATAAAGAACCAGTATCCTGAATATGCCAATGATGGAATTATTGAATTGTTTACAAAAGGTAAAGTTGATCCTTTAACAAATCAAACTGTTGGTCCTATTCGAGATATTGAATCTGCTCAAGCATTCTTTGAAGCAGCAAATATGACATCCCTTCTTGCACGTGGTCGTGTTAGTGGTATTAAGTTCCAGCGCGAAGGCGTAGCCATGATGCAACGTGGTCGCAATATTAAAACTGGTATCCGCCTAAAGACTCGTGAAGTGTTGAAGGGTAGAGATAGTTTTGATAACTTAGATACTAATACTCTTGACGACTTGGCTAATGAGTTAGCAGAAGCAGGTGCACGAGTTGATGGTACTTATGACTTTGCAAATATAAATAAAATTGTTGATGATAACCGTAAAAAGGGAATCAATGGTTGGCTAGATAGAATGTCTGCTCGTCACCCAGGTAACAAAGAAATTTATACTACCGATGAAAGATATCTTGATACTTTAGATCTTGTACGCGAACAAGCGTTCGTTGCAATTGGTGACAAGCGTATGGCTGAAACAATTGCAATTAAGTTTTCTAACTCTACTCAAGCAGAGCGCATTGCGCTACGTAAAGCACTTGATGAATTAACCATGCGTAAAGTTGGTATGGATAAAGTTCCAGGTGGAGAACGCAAAATGCGTGAGATCCTTGACAGCAAGTATGGTGTAAAAGGTAGCATGAGTGCTGCTGAAGAACTACGTCTACCTGCACGTGCTACTGCAACTGGTGAGATTGGAACTACCGTACGAGTAGAAGGAACTCTTCTACCATTCCAGAATACTAGCGCACTTGGCTCTTTGCCATGGAATGAAATTAAGCACTTTATGGCTGGTAGAACTTTTGATGAAGTTGCACAACTTGGCGCTAAAGGTACTAGCAAAACTGACAAGGCAAAGATTCTTCCAGAACTTATTGGTGGTGCTTACAACCATAGAGTAGTGGATCTTGCAATGGATGTGTGGTCTGCATTTACACTTGCTCCACGTCTTGGTATGCGTACCGCAATTGATGAATTAACTTTCCTAACCATGTATGTAAGTACTGGATTAGCCAAAGAATTACTTATGGCTAAATCTGCACAGAACGTAATGACTGCTGCTACTGGCAGCAAGGCTGGTGTAGGTCCTGTTAAAAATAGTATTCAGGCTGCTTTAAGTAAGTTTCCTGGTATTAACATTGGAGCAATTAGAAAGATTGCACCAGATGAAAAACTTGCTATTAAAAATAATTATGAAGAAATGTACAAGCGTGGAGAAATTGAACTACACGAAGTACAGGAAAGATACCAAAGCGATATCCTTGACATGGCAATTGATCGTGTTGGAGGTCGCTTTCTAGGTAAGTTAACCGATGATCGTAAGATGTGGTTAAAGCAAGCAGCAATTGGAAACATGCGAATCCTAGAAGATGCTAGTGCTGCAAGTCTTGCTGATGTTGTATCTAGTAAAGCAGGTGCTGTTCTTCCAGAAGCATCATTGCTTACAGACAGCCATCTAACTGTTGCCCTTAATGAATTTAAAGTTGAGGGTCGCCTTGGTAAAGGCGTAGATATTGGTGAGACTTACGAACTAGCAAAAGATCTTGAAGCCAATAAACTATATCTAGCAATGTTCCATAACTTTATTACTGCTTTTGCAACAAAGCCATACAAGTTATCAAATGGAGAACGATTAAGTCCAGCAGGATTGTTTATTAAATACGATGGACTAAAGAGTTCTGAAGATTGGGCTGCTGCTAAGTCTGAATTTATGCAGAAGATCGGCTTTGGCGATACTGGTAATGGTACGTTTGATTTAATTGATGAAGATCTAGCACGTAATTTTCTAGAGCAGAGTCGCCAGAACCTTGATGATGGTCGCCCTATTGTTCAGATTGCTTCTGACTTTGCTGATGCTTCGTTCTCAGAACTTACACACCGATTCCATGGTAGTGCAGAAGATATTAATGAAGCATTTGTAGATTACTTTAAGTCTCAGGCTAATGCCGATGGTACTCCTATGCCAGCATATGCAGTAGCATCAGATATTTCTTTTGAAAAGTACAGAGAACTTGTTGGAGATTTCACAGTTAAAGACTCAATTCGTACTGCAATTGATTTTGGTCCTAAGACTGCCAAGGCAGAGGTCTGGATTCGCAAGTATGGTCTAGATAAAATGTTTAGTGTTATGACTCGTACTACTGATGATCTATTCCGTCAACCAGTTGTACACGCTCACTACTTTATGTACCGTAAGCAGTACGCACAGTTTGAATCTCAGTACTCAGATCAAATTTTCAAGTCACTTGAAGATGATGCAATAGCAAACAACCGTGTATTTGATGCAGAGAAGGCACGTAAACGTGCAGATCATATGTCAGCGCGTTTCTTTACAGAGAATGCAATGGAAGATGCAGTGCATCATACACTAAAGTACTCTGATAACCCAGAGATCCGAAGTGTATTCGCTGTTAACGTACGTACTGTTGGTAGATTCTACCGAGCAGTAGAAGATTTCCATCGAAGAATGTATCGTCTTGTGGGAGAACATGGCTTAGATGCCGTATATCGTGCTCGATTAATTCAACAAGGCTTGGCTGCCGTTGGAACTATGCACAAGGATGAAGACGGTCAACTATATCTAGTTATGCCTATGGATGATGCTGTATTCCATGCAGTTGATTCTACTTTAAGCCAGTTACCAGGATGGAAAGGCAGTGGTGTAAGTCAACCACTATTTAGTGACATTACATTTAAACTATCTGCAGGTAATCCATCGTTCCAAGATGATGCTGGTGTTCCATATCTATCAGGTCCAGTAGCATCTTTATCTGTTATGGGTGTTAAGGCATTCTTAGGTATGTTTGATGGTACAAGAGACTTATCTGAAGACATAGATAACTATGCTCTTGGCAATATTGGTGATAATGTAAGTCTTAAAACTGCTATTGTTCCTAGAAGTTTACAACTTTCATATAGTTTAATGGCTAATGATGAAAAAGATCAGCATGAAGTATCTGCTGCTATGCAAGCAATATCTTACTATCAGGCTAATGGTATGGGTATTTACCCTGAAGATTACATTAACCCAGATGGCACAAAGAATGAAGCAGAATACTTAAAAGCATTACAACAATACCAAGAAGATGTACAGTTAACTGCACATAACATTATGGTACTACGTAACTTCCTTGGATTAGTAAGTCCTATTGGTCCTCAACTTCGCGATACTAAAGATCTACCTACATATCTTAAAGATGTAGGTATTACTAGTATGAGTTCTTCATTCTACGAAACTCTTGATGAAGTAGAACGCTTCTATCCTGCAGCAGATGATCACTATGAACTAGCACTTGGTGTATGGACTGGTCAGAATAGAGGCAAGTTAGCCTACATTCCTTCACGTAATGAACAAAGTGTTGTAGCAACATACAGTACAGATATGCAGGATTGGGTACTAGATAACAATGATGCTGTAGAAAAGTATGGTGCTGCTGCAGTTATGTTTGCTCCTAAGATTGGAGACTTTAGTCCTGGTGTATATAATTGGGCTAAGGGTGCAGAGTTAATTAATCAAAAAGATATTAAAGAATATCTTGATGAAGTAACTTTACAAGATTCAGTTAATAGGTACTTTGAATTAGATGATGAAGAAACTAATCAAATAAAAGGAACTCCATTACCTGATGATCGTAGATCAATTATTATGCGATTTGAAGAACGCAAGAGATTAATGAAGATATCAACTCCTATGCTTGAATCTCGCGTATCTAACATGGCTAACAATGAAGAAAAGACTAGGTTCTTAAACAATGTCTACCTTGCTGCAAATGATCAAAACGTAAATATTGATCCTAAAACAAGAGAGTCAGTTAATACTGCATACAATATCTACAACAATTTCTTAAATCAAATTGAAAGAGATGAGATTCGTTTAGCAAGTAATAGTGCTGCAATAAAGCGTCACTATAAAGAACAAGCAATGCTTGAACTTCTTGAACTATCAAAGCAAGATGAGTCTGGTGCTGTTAAAGAATTAATTCGTAATTCATTAAGAGGTCTTATGAATGCTAAGTCGCGCGATGCACAGAATACTATAAACTAGGAATTAAATGAGCGAGAATTCAGGTCCAGCAGGACAAGGTAAAACACCTAGCAAGCCAAGGACTACTCCAACTCCTGCTCCGTCATGGAATATAAATTCAGCAATTCGTGGTGGAGTTAAGGTTAATCCAGCAGTTACTCCACCAAGTACTATTTGGAATGCTGGATCTAGTGCTGATTCTATTATTGAAAATCGTCGTACTGGATCACGTGGTGCTGCTTATGACCAAGGAAGGTTTATATTCTCTTTAACTTCTGGTGGTATTACTGCTTCTGATAGTCTTCAACCACAAAATCCACTACCTAACATTGCTTTACTTGGTGACTATGGTAATCGAGCAAGTCTTTGGGCTAATGATCAAGACAATCTTTACAGTGCTGAAACTGCAGCATCTGCTTGGTTAGCAAAGAATATTAACTCAGACAATCGTTTACTTGCTTTTGATACCCTTGTAGCCAAAGGATACATTGGTCCAGATGAAGCAAAGTTAGATAGAAACTCTGCTGAAGCAAACATGATTCTTGCTCAAGCATTAACTAATGCAGTTACTTCTATTAGTGTAACAAACTATAGCCGTTTAAATTCTGGTATGGATATGCTTACACTTGATGAAGGTCTTGATGGTTTAATGCCAGCACCTTCTACAACAACTAGTGGTGGTGGATCTTCATACGGTGGCAGGTCCGTACAGATTACTCGTCAAGAATTTAAGCCAGAAGATTACCGTATTGCAGTTGATAAAGCATACACAGATATTACTGGACAAGCAGCAGATGAAGATACTTTAAGTACGTATATTAAAGTTCTTCAAAGACTAGAAAAAGCGGATCCATTAACTCAGGTATCTAAGACAACTGGATCTGCATCCAGTA